CTATACCGGACCTGATTACTTTAACCCCATTTATAACGATATTGGATATCAAGACGTTCCTGCCTTTCGGCTTGCTTTTAATGGCAATCCTGGCACTTCGTTTGCTACCGAACCTTGTTTTAACGAGTTTCGTTCTTCTTATGATGAGGTGTTAGGTCAGCTCCAGGCTTATAGTCGGCCAGAGGCTGAAGGTGGTTCTGGAGTTCCCCTTTATTCTTATTGGGTGCAGCAGCGTACTGTTCACACTTATAGTGGAACCGGTTCTCTTCCCGAGTATAGTTATTATCCCCTTCTTTTCGTTGATTTAGCTCAAGTTAATTCTCCTTTTGCTTCCAATGTAGAGGATAATTTCTTTGTGAATATATCTTACGCAGTACAGAAGAAGAATCTGGTCAATAAAACATTTGCAACCCGTTTGTCTAATCGTTAATTGTTTAAAATTTCTACATTATGGCACTTGATTGGTTACTTGAAGATCCTCCCGCCTATATTTCGCGCGGTCAGCGTATTCTTTCCGTTCTTGATGGCTCTGGTTCTGTTGATGTCCTTCCCGGTCGTCCGGATGTGGTGGTAGAGCCTTCTGATTTTGAGAAAGGGGAGAAATTTAACCCTGAGATTGACTTTGACCCTAATTCGTTTTCTCGTATGGATAAGTTTGATGGTCTCGAAGTTGGCCAGGAACTTATTGATTCAGAGTTGGATAGGTCGAAGTCTACTTCTAAATCTTCCAATTCTGAAGAAAAATAGTGTACTCTTTACTTGAAGATATATGCTACGTGCGCGGACCCCTTCTGCGAGAGTTCGTGAATCGCTGAAGGTTATTGGTAACGACTGCAGGAGAGGCCGCGCATTTTTCTATCGTTCTTTAAATTTTACTCTTATGTCTGATACTAAACAACCCTTTTACAGATCCAAAGCTTTTTGGACGCTCGTCTCTTCTATTATCGCTGCACTGGCTGCCTTCTTCCTATCCTCGTGTGCTGCACAGGCTAGAATGCAACGCAGCGGTGTTCACATTGACACTGTGCGTGTTGATTATATTATTCGTTCTAACAATTTAACTTACGTGTAGTATGGCTGTTCCTATTGCTGCTTCCGGTACCTCTGCTTCTTTCGGTCGAGCTCTTGGAGAATCTGCTGCTTCTACTGGTACCAATGGCTTAATTAATGGCTTCTTAGGTCAGCTCTTTGGCGGCATGAACGCCCGTCGTCAGTGGAAATTTCAGCAGAAGCAGATGAAGCTTCAGCAGCAGTATGCCCTCGAGCAGATGCAGAAGCAGTCTGAACTCTCCTACGCTAATTGGCAGAAACAGTTTGATTATGAAAATGCATATAATGACCCCTCGAAGGTTTTCAGCCGCTACTTAAAGGCCGGTGTTACGCCTGCTGCTGTTTTAGGCTCTTCAGGCGTTGGCGTGAATGCTACTATGTCAGGTGGTTCTGCGTCTATGCCTTCTGCCTCCGGTCCTTCTGGCGGTGCTCCTGTTAGCCCCGGTGCCTTTGCTGCCGGTGATCCCGCTGCTATCGCGCAGAACATGGTTGCTCGGTCTACGATTGATCGTAATGCTGCTGCTGCTAATCGAGATGATGCAGAGGCTGCTAATCTTCGAGGTAATACGCACACGGTTGAATGGCGCAAGAATATGGATAATCTTGAGCTGCAGATTGCGCAGCATAATGTTAAGGATGCTCGAGAAATTGCGAAGCTGCATGAAGCGCAGGCTGAAATTACGTCCATTGAGGCCTATTTGTCTGATATTTCGCAAGGTTATAAGCTTTCCTCCATTATGGCCATGACTGGCATTCTCGAAGAAAAGTATAACAACCTTCGCCAGACTAATGATTGGTTTGCCCCTCAGGCTGGTGCTGCACTCGCCGTTGCTTGGAGCTCCGCGGTTGCCAATGTTTCAGCTGCTGCCGAATCAGACTCCCGCACAAAACTCAACGCTCAGGATCTTAAGGATTTGCAGAAATGGTATGAGCTTAATTGGGAAAAAGACGTTCCTGTTCAGATTCGTGACGAGAAAGGTCAGGTCGTCGAAACGAAGACGATGAAGGTGGCCGAGACCTTAGCGATTCTGAAGACCGCTGCTGCCGAAACCGCTCAACTTGAAACAGGCAATGCTCGCTGGGATTTGCGTAATTCCCGGCTTCGTCTCGGACACGATGTCATTCGTTCTTTTGCTACTGCTGCCGGCATCGCCGGTGCTTCGTATGTCGGTCGCAAGGCTTCTGGTCCTGCTGGTCCTGAAGGTTATGAGGAGATGAAGGAAGTTTACGGTCCTTCTGGCGACCGAATGGGTGCTACTTATGTCCGCCGCAGTTATTTTGAGAGAAAATAAACAGCGTTTTCGACTTTTTGACTACTGTTTTTTTCCTTTTATGGCGTATATTTGTGTCGTAACCAATAACCCCACTATTATGAAAAGCCAAAAAAAAACCAGTCTTTCAGACCTCTACGTTGATGTTGCTGAGTACATGTTCATCGAGTGGCTCGTTCGCCACGACGTGTATTCCGCGTATAAAGCTAATTGTGAGAGGTTCTGCACGCAGCATCGAACCTTTCGTGAGGAGTTGCGTGCTCACATTCGCAATTTGCGTCGGACGTCTAGGTTTACTCTTGCCGACATCATTTCCTGCTCCTTCCCGTTTATTCTGACATCGGAAGGCTATAAATTTTGGTCGGACCAGTCTGCCCTTTGGCGTAATTTTTGCGAAAAATTTGATTTCACCCGTTAAATTGTACTATTATGACTCAGATTCACATTGTTCTTCGCCGGATCAATCCGGCGCTTGACATTGACCTTGCTCAGGTTGGTTATGTCAAAGATGGTCAGTTCGTGCAGCTGCCTTCTGATGTTCTATCAGACACTCCTATTTTTGATTATTTTCTGGCTTCGGATATCTCGAAATCGCCTTATGTTAAGCATCAGTCGGTTTCAGGTCTCGTGACAGCTCTGGCTTCTTGCCCGAATTTCGCGGTCGATTTTTTCGACAATACGATTGTTTTTATGTTCGACTTTAATATTGAGTTCAATGAAAGCGCGTCGAAAGAAGAAGGGAAGAGGAACTAAAGTAGTGACCCGCCCGCTTGGTGGAAAAATTCTTTGACTGTGGAGCTCCCGGGATGGTCCTCCCCGGGAGCTTTTACCCTCAAACTCACCGAATTTATTCGGTATGAATTTCGTGGAGTGAAGCCATGGAGCTCGAAGACGCGAAGCGTCCCGGCCGTTAAGGCCGTCGAGCGGCGTAACGAAACAGTTTTCGCGTTCGAAAGTACCGTCTTTCGAAGCGCAGATTATTATTCTTTGATTATGGATTTATTTGATTTTCGCCCTCGTTTCTCTCCTGTAGTCAACGGTTGTCCCTATCGTTTTTCTATTGGAGCCTATCGCGGCAGGAAGCGCGTTGTTATCGCCTGGTTTTCCGACGAGGCGCCTGCGGAAGACTATCTCATTCGCTGCCGTCTTGATTATCCTGCCGTTAGGTTTGATTGTCTTAGGAGTCTGTTGTAATGCCTTGCTTATCACCCATATGGATACGCAACCGTCGTTATTTCGACAAGAAGAACCCCTGTCGGAATGGTTCTGACGTTGCGAAGTCTGCTCTAGCTCTCCGCCCTTGGGATATTGCGCGCCAGTGGCTGATGGTTCCATGCGGCAAATGCGAAGATTGTTTGCGCCGGCAGCGAAACGATTGGTTTGTCAGGCTTGAGCGTGAACTCGCCCGATGCAAGGCTGATTCCCAGCAGGCTATTTTTATTACAATAACGATTGCTCCGAAGTATTACAATGAGGCGCTGCGCGATCCTTCCAAGTTTATTCGACGATGGAATGAGCGTGTTCGTCACAAGATTGGTCACTCATTCAAGCATGCCTTTTTCCAGGAGTTTGGTACTCACCCGGAAATCGGTTCTGAGCCTCGTCTTCATTTCCACGGTTTCCTGTTTGGAACTAATGTTCTTTATAATGAGATCCGAAAAGCCGTTGGTGATTTTGGATTCGTGTGGCTCGGAAAAGGCACGCATAAGCGTGCTCGATACGTTGTTAAATATGTTACTAAACAAATTCAGTTTAATCCCGAGGATGTCTCGGATAAATTCGTTACTTTAGATGGAAAATCTATACCGCTTTCTGTGCTTCTCCAACATCGCCGTTATACACGGAAATTCGTATCTGCTGGCGTTGGTGATTTTCTCGGTTATATGCCTCGCCCTTCTGCCCGTACTTCGACGTGGACTTATTTCGCTCCTTCGACTGGAGTCGTCTATAATTATGCGATTCCTCGTTACTATCTTCGATATCTTAAACCAGAAGACGAGGTTGTTCGTTCGATTGCCTCTGCTGATAGCTATGCACATTTTAGCTGTTCTGCTTTGGTTAAGCGTATTGTTTCTTTGTGTGTTAACAGGTTCTCCCTCGATTCCGCCTTATCCGGTAGAGCGTCGTATGCGTGGGAGCAGAAGCAAATAATGCGTTTTTCCGCCTCTTTTCGCAAAATGCCCGAATTTGATCCCCCTACTTGGCTGGACTTGGATATTCTTCAATTCTGGCAAGATCATTACAAACTTCAACTAATTACTTAATTTATGGGAAAACAACCTTTTATTTCTCACGCCGTAAACGGCTATTCTCGTTACGATGTTCCTGAGAGTAAGGCCTTTACATGTACACCGGGTATTTTGTATCCGGTGAGAATTGATTTTATTAATGCTCGAGACCGTGTGTCTATTGAGCAGGGCATTGATGTTCGCAGCAATCCCCTCGCTGTTCCGACATTCAATCCATACACCATTCGGCTTCATCGTTTCTGGGTGCCGCTTCAATTGTATCACCCCGAGATGAGGACGAATAGCAGTAAATTCGACATGAACGATTTGAGCTTGAATTGGATTGCCGCTTGTCAGCCTCAAGCCGGTGGTCTGAATGCTGATTTTTTTGGTGCAGCTTATACTAATTCGTTGATGTCTTGGTTGCGTATCGCTAATAAGTACACTACTGGTGTATCCAACGTTCCCTCTTCCGTGTCGCTTCCTGCTGGTTCTTCTATGGACCGTTGGAGTAATGCGGATTCGTATTTAGCCTATTGGGATATTGTCCGCAATTACTATAGTTATTCGCAGTGGGGACTTTTCTCTTTCGCTTGGCCCTTTGCTAACAAAATTCTTTATTCTGGTACTTCTTATTCCCTCGATCCCGATAATTCTGGAGAGTCCCGCTTTTTTACACAGTGTTTTGGGAATCTTGAGTTTCTTGATGCTTACTTTGAAAGTCAGTTTTATCCGGCAGCTATATCTTCTTCGAATAATACTTTTAATCGCGGAAATTTGTTCACGCAGATAATTCGTTCTGACCTGGTTAATGATGCTTTTTCAGCTGATGGCTACCCCGTTTCTTCGGCCTTCCCGTCCTCCTCGCTTTGGGGTTCAACCGGTATTCTTTCCCAGACTTTAACTACTACCTCCTCTTCGGCTAATTCTTCTGTTTCCTATTTCGTTACGGCGCATCCTATGGCCGTATGTCCTTCGAATCCCGACCGTTTTAGTCGTCTTATTCCCACTGGCGCTAATTCTGCTGTATCTATGACGGGCGTGTCTACCATTCCCCAGTTGGCCATTGCTTCTCGTCTTCAGGAGTACAAAGACCTCCTCGGCGCTGGTGGTTCTCGTTACAGTGATTGGCTCGAGACGTTTTTTGCCTCTAAAATCGAGCATGTTGACCGTCCGAAGCTTCTCTTTAGTGCTTCCCAGACTGTTAATGTTCAGATTGTTATGAATCAATCCGGAGATAATAATTTTTCTGGTAATTAACCTCTTGGACAGTAAGGTGG